CAGAGTTTACCTTGCAATTGTACTTTTGCAGGTATTCGAGAACAATGCCTGCCTGGTCAGTGGGGACGATTATATCGTCACCATAGACGTAGATACGCCTAGAAACAAAGAAAGCATTTCTAGACGTACATGGGAGATTGTGACTTTTCAGAAGAGCCGCTACACAGATAGTGTAGAAGTACATCGACTCAACTGGAAAACACAGAGCCGAACCCATTGAAGCGAACTTACGGAGAGGGCCTATAATACGGCCGTCAGGCAAGACCGCTTTCCTCGATCGACATGCATCCACCAAACCCATAAATTCTGGGTAGGCCGAAAACATAGCTAAAGCAAGGTCTCGTGGAACACGATCACTCGCTTCAGACAGATCAATCGTTGCAAATTGACCGTCGAAGGAAGAGGCCAAAGCAATATTCTGATTGACTGTTTGGTCACGAAAATTAATGTGGCCACCAGCAATCTTGGAACCTACGATCGCGTCATATAAAACTGACGGCATTGATTGATGTGCATACTGCATGCAAAATGGTTCAATTGCAATGATACGGGGTCCTTTCAGAGTCTTCGGCACAGGAGTAACCCTAACAGGTTCTTCCAAATGCTCTGGCACGAACGAAACTTCCTTGAATTCCTTTGAATCGAGTGCGGACGTTACGTACGCATTTTCGAAGAAAGGGAAGTAATTATCAAGGCGTTCATACCAGAACCTCCAAGAATATTTCCGATTACCGGAAATACGCTCGGCGGTTGCACCGGGCCCATGCTTAGGTAACAATTCGCTATCGCGTAAGCGATATATGATATTGTCCCAAAGCACAGAAGATACACGTTGAAATTCCACGGTATCTTCTTTCGGTGTAGAAAACTCATCGAAGGAACGCTCAATATCGATGAAGCTTTCGATAGCCGCATGCGTCCTTGCGGGCGTACACGGTAATTGTACCTTGTTGAAGCAAAGGCATATCTGCCGAATAGCATCAACATAGGGGGCAATATCGAGAGCAGAAACATTTTCATCGTTAAATCTCCCATTCTCACGACTGAATATTCGACCGACAACGCCTTGCAAAAATGCAGGGACTTGTCCATTAAAAGGAAAACCACGAAAAATGGTTCCTCTAAATGATGGGTCAATACGACCTAATGCTAAGCATCTTTCGATAGCTTTGCAGAAGGACGGAAGGGTGATCGTTAAAAACGAAATACCTTCACATTCAGTCCGTGATCTTATAGTTTTTAGATCACGTAAATCAGAGACATCAGCAGAGCACCTGGTGGTAGCATCTAAATAGATGATACTCACCAACTCTAGGTAGTCACTTACGTTGCTTTTCAAGGGACCTCCAAAATAGGGGGTAACCTTCAAGCCACGTGGCGATTGCCTTCTGATGCATTAAAAGCATCACGCATGTGACGCCTCGCGAAAGGAAAAGAGAAATCTTTCCCTGATCAACCTGAACATGCGATGGATTAGATCACAGAGATCAGGTCCGTTGCACGCTTCTGGTGTTCTTCAGACATAGCCTGAAGGGAACCAGCAACAGCCATATGGCCGTTCGCTACCTCTTCGGTAGTCGAAGCAAAGAACAACGATAAAGAATCAGCTATGGCAGACGCAACGGTCAACTTCCTGTTAGGGAAGAAGGGCCTAGCGATCAAAAGACCGGCTGAGACCAGTTGCAACGCCATGAGAGCCTTTGGGGCTCTTTTGGACTGCAGTGAAGATTGTACGGATTCAATAGTCATATTAAGACTCCTGAGCGTACATCTTCTTAATGCCAGCGTTTGTTGAAGCAGTCAACATGCCGAAAAGGCATGAAGTCTGATCAACCACGTCAGTCTCGGAGAAGCCCGTAAGGGGCCTATCCCAGACGACATACACAGCGCTATTAGTATCAAGGATGCTATTAGCGTCGGTGTCGATGTTCCGATCGAGCCTAGCCATCGATCTCACTCGATTCTTCGATGTGAGATGGGATAGGGTAACGATCAGAGAACCATCTGATTTCCGATAAATGGATTTAGTTCCACTTGTGGAAATACGTGGTAACGTCTGAGCAACTGTCGCGTATGTCACATTTGCGATAGGATCGGCAAATGCCATG